GGCGCTAGCACGACGAACTGAATCTCCACACGCTGCTCGCCGCTCTGCGTCTGACCGGCCCTAGCCTCCGCAATGCGGAGGGCGTACTTGCCCTCGGGCAGTACGTATCCCTCACTCGCCTGCTCCCACGGAACGATGATCTTCTTAGGTGCCGTTGCCGTCGCCATCGTTGTCTTCGCCTCCTGTCAAGATTTTCCCGTAGTGCTCCATGATCTTGGCCCAAGTCGGGTTCGCAATCGNCTTGGGCATGACGCCATACCTGTCCGCCGCCATTGTCCCCGGCCTGTCAAACGCCATGCGGAACTGGAGCTTCCCGTCCTTGTGGACCCGGTAGGCGTACCCGATGAGGCTCACAAGCCCCAGCAGGTAGCTCCGCACGGAAGGTTGGAGGTCGGGGACGTACCATTCCACCTCCTGTGTGCCGGTTTCCTCGTCGGGCGCTTCGTCTGCCCGTTCGTGGCAAACCCAAATCTTGTGCATGGGCAGGGTACGGTACATGGTGATCCAATGCCGCATGATGCGCGCCGCCCGCCCGTAGTCGTCCTGCTCCGCCTTGTAGGCACTCTTGCGTGGGTCGCGCTGGACCTTCTCCGCAAGCACGTGCTGAAGCGCAAGCTCCATCGCCATTGTCGCCGTGTCCCAGGCCACGGCCTGGAACGGGTGCTTCTGCGTCTTGAGGATCCAGTACCACAGAGCCACGTCGTTGAAGGACTCAACGGCCACCCGCTTCCCTCGGAAATTTGGGAACTTCTGCTTGGTGATGATGCTGGATCCCTGGTCGAAGTCGAGGATGAGGATGTTCGGGATGCTCCCGAGGAAGTGGGTCTTCCCCCGCTTGGGCTTCCCGTACACCACCATTTCCAGCCATTGAGCGGCCTGGCTCGGCGTCTCGGCCTTTTTCCACGCCGCCCGCATGTCCTCAACGTCGGGAATCTCATACGGGTTTGCCAGCGCCGTGCGCTCGTTAGCCTCGGTCATTCCTGCTCACCACCTCGAAGCGGTCTTTCAGAACATGCTCGATGTTGCCGCCCTGGATCTCGATAAGACACAGGTCCTTGTACTCGCAATCCCAGCGGCAACGTGTCCGGTCCAGCGTGCGCGGGTAGTAATCCTGTGGAGCCAGCAGCTTTGCCGCCTCCATCATTTCCCGCTTCTCGTTTTCCAAACGCTGCTTCGTGACCGTCACGGCCCAGCGGTCGAAGAATGGTTTCTGCTCCCTGGCGATTTGCGTAAGAACGTCCTTGTAGTCGTCGGGGTTCAGGCCGTGCTTTTGTATTGCTTCGTAGTAGGTCCAGTAGTCGGTGTCAATCTTGGCTTTGCTGAGGGTTCCGTCCTTATTCAGCTTCGGCTCTGCTGGGACACGGTCGCGGATGTAGTCGTAGTAGACGACCACCCCCTTGATCTTGTNGCCCAGTAACCCCTTGCGCCGCAGGACCTCCTCCATGCCCAGCACGTAGCGCGGACCCTGGTTGTCCAGTAGCCGGTCCTCCTCGTCAGGGATGGTCCCGACGACCTTGTGGTCCATGATGACCACCTGGTTCCATTGATTGAGGAACACCAGGTCGCACTTGAACGTGAAGGGCGCAGGCNGCCAGTCGAGCTTAACGGTGATCTCCTGCTCCACCCACAAGATCTTCCGCATGATCTTGCGGTCGTGGTCTTCCCAATACAGCGTGTAGCGCTCGAAAATCTTCCATGCCTGGTCGGGCAGGTCTTCGCCCAACAACTCCTTCTCCTCGTCGAAGAGCGGGTTCCACCACTCCTCCAACAGTTGCTGGTGCTTGGACCCGGCAGCCACCAGTCCATCCCGACCGTCCTTGATAGCGCCGTAGAACGCCGCCAGCAGTTCGTGAATCCACGTGCCGCGCTCAATCTTCGTGCCCTTAATCCTCGGCACGTAGCCGCGAACGTAGCGGTACTCCGCCTTCTTCTGGCAGCGCTTGACGGTTTCCAGAAGGGTATGGCTGATGACAGGTGCTATCGTAGCGGCAGGCATGGTCTCACCTCCTGCCACTACGATAGCACAATATGATAGATCATGCAAGTACTTTTTNGTATTTGCCCCAAGATGAGCCAATGGAAACTTCNGCCGCAAGGGGAATGGGGAAACGGTAGCCGAATTGGCGCTCCACGTAGGCGGGGGTTTCTTCTTCCATCGTCCTTTTGACGAGTTCTGCCACAGCCATGGCGTGCTGATCCAGGCACTCCAGCAAAATCGAGTCGTGGACTTGGCCGATGACCACAGCCTCCAGATCTGGCCGCTCCTTCAGCGCTTTGTCTACAAGCACCATCGCCGCCAGGGTGAAATCACTAGCGGTCGCTTGCACGGGGCTGTTAATAGCCTGGCGCACAGCCTCGGAGCGCAGGTACTTGTCCTGGCTGTGGACATCCGGCAGGTGCCGGACTCGCCCCAGCGGACTGACCACATAGCCGTGGCGAAGGACGAAATCCTCNACCTCACGGTGCCACGCCACAAGGCCAGGGTACAGTGAGAAGAAGCGGTTGCGCACCTGCTGTGCTTCCTCCAGCGTGAACTCCAGGTCGTACTGCTCGAAAGCGTAGCGCACGAAGTTGCGCGCTCCCATGCCGTACAAGAACCCAAAGTTCACCGACTTGGCGCGCTGGCGGTCTTCCTTCGTCACCTGGTCCAGGGGCTTGCCCGTGATGGTCGCCGCGGTCAGCGTGTGGATGTCCTCACCGCGCTGGTACGCAAGTATCATTCGCTTCTCGTTCGCCAACGCAGCGGCCACACGCAGTTCAATTTGCGAGTAGTCTGCTACTACCAGCTTTCGCCCAGGCGGTGCCGTGACAACGGAGCGAATCTCGCCGTCCCGTGGGACCTGGTGCAAGCTCATGCCCGTCTTCTCCCGCGGGAACGTCTGCACATTGGTGCAGGCCAACCTGCCGGTGACGGTGCCTGTGATGTTGTAGTTGGACCGCAGGCGACCATCCGGCGTGAGCTTCCGGCTCCACGGCTCTAAGTACGAGCCGATGTACTTCTGGTGCTTGCGGTAGTCGAGAATGGCCTGGATGAGCTTGGGACTGTACTGCTTCAGACGCTTCAACGAATACTCGCTGGTGGTCGGTGCTCCGCCGTCCGTAAACTCCACCACGGGTAGCTGCAGTTCTCCAAACAGTATCTGCGCCAGCCATTGCGGGCTCGACAGCTTCACTTCGGACGGCTCCTTCTTCAGCAGCTTCGCCGCCCGCAGGGTGGCACGCCGCATTTCCTTGCGAGAGTGCTCCATCGCGCGCTCTAGCTCGTCACGGCTGACGGGAACGCCTACCTGCTCCACTCCCTGCAGCACCCTGCTAACCTTGACCAGGAATCCATGCAGACGTCTTTGCTGCGATGTCATGCGCCGCCGCAACTCGTCAAACAACATCCTCTCAATGGCGGCGTCCAGCGCGGCGTATCGAGCCAAATCCTCCAGGGGAGGAGCCGGGATTTCGTAGCCCTTTTGAATGGCGTCGGCGATTGCTTTGAAGTGGTCCGCCATGAGGTGCTTCCATGTTGGGATGCCCAAGTAGCGGGAGGCTACGGCCTCCACGCTCTTGGGTGAGGTTTCGTCCATCAAGTGCGCCATGATGATGGTATCGGCTTTGAGCTTGGGCGCTACTAGACCGAAGCGGTCCAACCAGCGGCAGTCGAATTTCCCGTTGTGAGCAACCCACACCACGGGGAGGCCATGTACTTGGCGTAGCAGCTTCTCCATTTCCTGCCGGTCCCCGGTGCGCTCTGGGTGGTTCAGGAGGACGACATACGCCTTTTCGGGCTTGGCGCAGTAGCTGATACAAATGATGTCCGAATGCTCCTGCTGCTCGTCCAGGCCGTAGGTTTCGATGTCAAACGCGACCACTGCTTGGCGCTTCAGGTCCTCGTACATCTGACGGATGCCCTGCTCGTCCCGGACGACCACCACCTCCACGTCCGGGAGCGTCACTCTTTTCCCCGCACCACCTGAGCGAACCGCCCAATGCACTCCTTGAACCGAGTCATCTGCTGTGGAGACCTCAGAGCTGCGGCGGGGTGCAACGACGGCATGACGATGAACCCCTGCCACTCATAAGGCGTCCCAGCGTGGTCCGTGATGCTCCCCTGGCCGCCTAACGCCTTGTACGCGGTGGCCCCCAAGGCCAGGATGTACTTGCACCCCATGTCCCGTAGGTACTCAAGCTCCGCCTGCAAATACGGCAGGCACCGCTTGATCTCCCCCTGCTTCGGCGTGCGGTTGTCGGGCGGGCGGCACTTAACAACGTTGGTCACGTGCGCTGACTCCCGAGTCAGCCCATGCCGCGCAAGCTCGTCCCACAGAAGCTGCCCGCTGGGGCCGACGAACGGTAGTCCCTGGCGGTCTTCCTCCGCGCCAGGGGCCTCCCCGACCACAGCAAAGGCGGGCTTGTCGTTGGGGGTATCTGGTGCCATGCAGACGGTGACGGCTGTTTCGTGTAGAGCGCAGTCGGTGCAAGCGCAAGCGCTAGGCATGGTTTTTTTCTTCCTCCTTCCGTTTCTTCGCCGCGATCAGCTTCGGGGCGCACTCTTCGCAGACGTAGAAGTACCGGTAGCCTCGGACCAAAAACCCTTTGGGCACCTGCTTGAGGTGCTCGGTGCGCTTCCACACCTCACAGATAGGGCACCTACCCCAGGTTCTTAGCCCGCGCGAGTTTGATGTCATACTCCCACCTCCTGACCAGTTCCGACAAGATCTCCTGGCGTGTGAGCTTGCGGTTCAGGGCCTCGTACACGGCCTCGTCTACCGTGTCCTGGGCGATGATGTGGAGATAGCGGCAGGTGCGCGTCTGCCCTGCCCGATGGATGCGGTCTTTGGCTTGCTGGTGGATGTCTGCGGCCCACTCGGTGGAGTAGAATATGGCTGTGCTCGCGGCGTGGAGCGTCACGCCTACGCCTAGCGATGCTATCTGACAGACCAGGACGCGGGGAGAGTCAGAGGTCTGAAAACTCTTGATGATTTTGGTTCGCTCCTCGCCTGTGACCTTTCCTGTGATGACTCTATGATCTACCCCCATGCGCTTCAAGACGTTGGAGATTCCGTCAATTTCCGCCAGAAACCGCGCCCATATAACAAGCTTGCCCTGCTCGTTTTCCACTAGCTCCTGCAAGGCCCGTAGCTTGTGGTCGCCTACAAGCTGGTCTTTGAGAAATCCTCCTGCCACCTGATGCAGACGCAAAACGAGCGTGGCCGGGTTGCCCACGGTAATACGCTCCCCGTTGGCAAGCGCCACCACAAGCTCCTTTTTCAACTGGTCGTACAGGTTACGGCAGCGCTTGTCCATGACCACAGGGATGCGCTGGTCAATGACAGGCGGCAGGTCAAGCTCGTCCTTCCGCACCCTTATGACAACATGCTTGATGCGCTGCACAAGCTCGTCCACGTTCTTGTGACCTATGATCTCCGTGCCGTAGTAGCCGCCCATAACGCAGTATCTGTCTCGAAACTCGCCGATGGTGGGCGGCAGTGCCTGCGGGTCTACCATCTTAATCTGGTAGTAGAGGTCGGCGTAGCTCTTGGGCGCAGGCGTGCCCGACATGCACACCACATAAGGGACATGGCGCGCTAGGTATAGCGCGCGCTTGGTACGAATGGCCGTGTAGTTGCGCANGTAGTGGCTCTCGTCAAACACCACCAAGTCTGGCCTGTACTCCTCAGTTAGGAACTTGGCGTACTGGTTGAGGGTGTCGTAGGTGACGACGAGCCAGATCGGCGTGATAAAAGCACCGGTGTTGATTTCCTCCACAACCTGCGTGACACGGCTCAACTTATCCCAGTCGTTCCGTGAAAAGATGCTACGCACCCCGTGTTGCTCCCCCACCCGCCGCGGACAGTTCGCCTTGATCTCATCCACCCACACACCTACCACCGCCAGCGGGCACACCACCAGCACCCGCTTGATGCGGCCCGCCTGGTGGCTGGCGTAGACGTAATCCACAATGGTTTTTGTCTTGCCGGTCCCGGTATCCGCCCACAACAGAGCGGAGCCGATCTTCCACAGCCGTTTCAGGACTCGCTTCTGGTGCTTCCACAGCGGACGATGTGGCTTATACTTCACGCCCGCCCCTCCCGAATGTTTTACCTACAATCAGGTTATATCACACGCTCTTGCATTAGCGCAAGTGGTTTGCTAATCTAATCGTGCAAGGAGGTGGACGGTTATATGGAACGCAAAGTGATCGCTACATCCGTTACCGACGCCTGCCGCCGCCTGCGTGTTGGGCGGGCTACCCTTTATCGTTGGCTGGACAAGCAGCAGATAGCTGCCGTTAGGGAGCCTGGCGGCAAATGGAAGATTTTCCTTTTGCTGGTGAACGATGATGCTTTCACGCTCCCCTACAGCGCTCTCCCTCAACTATTAGGAGAGTACTCAGACCTGGTTGCCACACAGGAGGCATAACTAATGCCTGTCCCCTCTCTTCTGAAAGTGCCCGCTGTGGTGTGGGGACAGCAG